CCCGTCCCCGTCGGGGCCGGAACCAAAAAGAAGTAAGGGAGGAGAACAGTCAAAATGGAAGCAGCTGACTTTAGCGGCTACGCCACCAAGGCTGGGCTCAAGTGCTCCGACGGTCGAACCATCAGTCCTAAGGCTTTCGAGCACATGGACGGACAGCGGGTTCCTCTTGTTTGGGAGCATGGCCACAACGAGCCTACCAATGTTCTCGGTCACGCGGTCCTTCAGGCTCGCACCGACGGCGTTTACGCCTACGGATTCTTCAACGAGACTCCTGCAGGCCAGACGGCAAAGGCTCTGGTTCAGCACGGAGACATCAATAAGCTGTCGATCTACGCCAACCAGCTTATTGAGAAGACGAAGCAGGTTCTTCACGGAATGATTCGTGAGGTTAGTCTGGTTCTTTCTGGTGCGAATCCTGGTGCCCTGATCGACAACGTTTCTGTTCAGCACAGCGATGGCGACATCATGGAGCTGGACGACGAGGCCATCATCCACACCGGCCTAATGCTCGAGTTCGACACGATCGTAGAACACTCCGCCGAGGACCCAACAGTCCAGGAGATCTACGACTCGTTCACTGATGAGCAGAAGCAGGTTGTGCATTTCATGATTGGTGCTGCTCTAGATCAATCCGAGAGTTCGTCGATGGCTCAGTCCGAAGAGCCGGATGACAACAAGGAAGAGTCCGCGGACTCGGACGATAAGACAAACGAGGGCGACCTCACCCACCAGGAAGGAAACTCGATGGCTCGCAACGTCTTCGACCAGCAGAACGGCGAGAAGTCGTCGACGGGTGAGAAGTTCTCCCTCACCCACAGTGAGATCCAGGGCGTCTTCAAGAACGCGCGTGAGTGCGGCTCGCTGAAGAAGGCTCTGTCTCAGCTGGCACAGGATAAAGGCATCACTGAGTACGCGCTTCAGCACGGCATCAACGACATCGACCTGCTGTTCCCGGACGCCAAGGCTGTTACCGACCGTCCGGACTTCGACAAGCGTCGGACTGAGTGGGTCTCGGTCGTGCTGAATGGCACCCACAAGACCCCGTTCTCCCGCATCAAGTCCCTCGTGGCTGACCTGACCCTGGACGAGGCTCGCGCCAAGGGTTACGTCACGGGCGCCTTGAAGAAGGAGGAGTGGTTCGGAATTTCGAAGCGGACCACCGGTCCGACCACGATCTACAAGAAGCAGAAGCTGGACCGCGATGACATCATCGACATTCAGGACTTCGACGTTGTGTCTTGGCTCTGGGGTGAGATCCGTCTCATGCTGGAGGAGGAGCTCGCGCGCGCGATCCTGATCGGTGACGGTCGGGCCGTGGATGACGAGGACAAGATCAAGGACCCGGCCGGTGCTTCCACTGGCGATGGTATCCGGTCGATCCTCAACGATCACGACTACTACGCGATGACGGTCAACGTCAACCTGGACGACGCTAGCTCCAGCTACCTGGAGTTTGTGGATGCGTTCATCTCTTCCCGTCGGTTCTACAAGGGCACTGGCACGCCGACCATGTTCACGACCGAGGTTGTCATCGCCAAGATGCTGACTCTTCGTGACGCCACTGGCCGTCGTCTGTACCGCACTTTGGACGAGTTGGCCTCTGAGCTTCGCGTGGCCGCTATCGTTCCGGTTGAGGTCATGGAGGGTGATGACGACGTTCTCGCGATCGTCGTGAACCTGAACGACTACAACGTGGGCACCAACAAGGGTGGCGAGATCTCGACCTTTGACGACTTCGACATCGACTACAACCAGTACAAGTACCTGATGGAGACTCGTCTGTCTGGTGCACTGACCAAGTTGAAGTCTGCCCTCATCTTCAAGAAGGTTACGGGTACGGACGTGCTCGTGGTTCCGAACGCTCCGACCTTCGTGTCCAGCACGGGTGTTGTGACGATCGTTGCCACCACTGGCGTGGTCTACAAGAACAAGCTGACTGGCGCTACTCTGTCGACCGGTGCGCAGACTGCACTGGCGGCTGGCGCGAGTGTCACCGTCGTGGCGACTCCTGACTCTGGTTACTACCTGGCCAACAACGTCGATGACGAGTGGACCTTCACGCGCGACGCTGCGTAAACTGAAGGGACCTCCGACATGGCAAGGTTCTCAGGGAAAGTTGGCTTTGGCATTGCAGCGGAGACTCCCTCTGACAGTGGAAAGTGGGAAGATGTCATCACTGAGAAATCATATTTCGGAGATGTCGTCAGAAACTCCCGCAGACTACAAGAAGATGAGAAAGTCAACTCTGATATTAGGGTCGGCAACTCCATAAGCATTGTCGCTGACAACTTCGCGAATGAAAACATATTTGCCATTCGGTATGTCGAGTGGATGGGGGCGCTGTGGATCGTCTCAGACGTTGATGTGCAGCGTCCCCGTCTCCTCTTGAGGTTGGGAGGTGTCTATCATGGGCCAACCCCAGCTCCAGACGGCCCTTAGGGCACTTCTGGGCAGTGATAACGTATATTTCCAACCTCCTGCCAATGTGCAAATGGCGTATCCTTGTATCGTCTACAAGCGAGACAACATCGATACGGATTTCGCTGACAACAGACCATTCTACCAATCCACTCGGTATGAGGTCACAGTCATTGACAGGGATCCAGATGGCACGATCGCTTACAAGGTCGCTGCTCTGCCGCTATGTTCCTACCAAAGGAACTTTGTGGTACAAAACCTCAACCACGACGTTTTCGTTCTCTACTACTGAGGAGATAACCAGTGACTGCTCTGCAGTGGGACCTGACCGGCCAGCGTTTCTATGAGACAGGTGTCGATCACGGGGTCCTTTACCTTCCGAACAACGATGGTGAGTACATCATCGGTCACGCCTGGAATGGCTTGACGTCTGTTACTGAGGCGCCCACCGGCGCTGAGGTGACTCCGACTTACGCTGACAACATCAAGTACCTGAACCTGGTTTCGCTGGAGGAGTTCGGCGCAACCATCGAGGCCTACACCTACCCTGACGAGTTCGGTCAGTGTGATGGCTCTGCGGAGCTGTCTCCTGGTGTTCTCATTGGCCAGCAGCCTCGCCGCACGTTCGGCTTTGCTTACCGTTCTCTCGTCGGCAACGATGTGTTGGCGACCGAGCTCGGTTACAAGCTGCACTTGATTTACGGTGCTACTGCTTCTCCCTCCGAGAAGGCTTACAACACCGTCAACGACTCGCCTGAGGCCATCACCTTCAGCTGGGAGGTCACCACGGTTCCCGTGGCAGTCACCGACCACAAGCCAACGGCCAGCCTGACGATTCAGTCGAACCAGGTGGATGCAACTGCTTTGGCAGCGCTTGAGTTGATCCTGTACGGCACTACCGGTGTTGACCCGAGGATGCCCCTGCCCGACGAGGTCTTCGCGATCTTCGACGGCACGATTACCTCGGTCACCCCGACGGAGCCGACCTACAACAGCACCACCGACGACATCACCATCCCGTCGGTTACTGGTGTCATCTACAAGATCGCGGGCGAGGTCGTCACTGGCGACGTGCACATCACCGCGGACACCATGGTTACTGCACACCCGGCGGTTGGTTACTACTTCCCAGAGGGTGCGGACGACGACTGGCTGATCGACTTCAGCTGATAGAAGAAAGGAGACCAGAGGATGCTCCAGCTTACAGTTGTTATCGCCGAGGATTTCGACGAATCAACACAAGAGTTCGTCAAAGGCGAACAGTACGACTTGGAGCTAGAGCATTCTCTGGTTTCTTTGTCAAAATGGGAGTCATTCTTTTGTAAACCGTTCTTGTCCACCGCGGACAAGACGCCGCAAGAGATGCTTTTCTACATTAAAGCAATGACTTTGACCCAAAAAGTTCCAGACGAAGTTTTTCTCAGACTCTCTGAGGACAACATAAAGGCTATAGATACCTACATCAATCACAAGATGACCGCAACGTGGTTCAGTGACAAAGCTTCTAAGCCTAGTCGAGAGATCATCACTGCTGAGGTCATCTATTACTGGTTGATCGCGTTGAACATCCCGTTCGAGTGTGAGAACTGGCATTTGAACAGACTTCTAACGCTGGTAAAGGTTTGCAATCAGAAAAACGCTCCAGCCAAGAAGATGAGTAGGGCTGAGGTGTCTCGTAGGAATGCGGAACTCAATGCCCAACGTAAGGCACAACTAGGAACTTCTGGATGAGAGGGGGTAGACATGGCACGTCTTGTTTGGGACACCATGACGGAACGCTATTACGAAACCGGCGTAGATAGAGGCGTTCTTTTCGCCCCAAGTTTCGATGGGGTTCCTTGGAACGGTCTTACTTCGGTAACTGAGAACCCTAACGGAGGCGAACCTCGCCCTCTTTACATCGATGGAATCAAGTACGGGAATCTCGCAACGGCTGAAGAGTTCGAAGCTACAATCGTGGCTTTCTCGACTCCCACTGAGTTTGCCTTTTGTGATGGAACAGTTCAGCCTCAAAACGGACTGTTTGTTCCACACCAGAAGCGAATTGCGTTCGGATTCTCCTACAGGACCAACATCGGCCGTGGCATTGACGGGCCTGACTACGCTTACAAAGTTCATCTAGTGTACGGCGCTCTAGCTTCCCCGCCAACTAGGAACAACAAGACTAGAACGAATACGGTTGAGCCGACAGATTTCAGCTGGGATATTACGTGTCTTCCACCTGTCATTACAGGTTATAGGAGAACCGCTCATTTGTTTGTCGATTCCCGTTATTCAGATCCAGAGATCCTCGCTGACTTCGAAGATATTCTGTACGGAACCGATGCTGAGGCGTCTAGACTACCAGATCCAGACGAGCTTCTAACCCTGTTCACTCCATGAGGAGGTGACTGACCATTTCCAGGCTTATTTGGGATCAAACAAGGCCGTATCAGGCTGATCTAGACCAAGGCGTGTATTATCCGCTTTCGGGCTCAGGCGAAGTCTGGAATGGGTTGACCTCAGTCATAGAGCAGCCAGAAGACATCGACGATAAGACTCTGTATATTGATGGAGTCGCCTATAGGAACCACCGAGGTGCTGGAAAGTTCGCCGGGTCTATTGAGGCTTACTCATATCCTGAAACTTTCTATTCCAACGTTCTAGTGCCGGTTCGCCCTAGTAATTTTGGATTCAGTTATCGGACTGGTTCCTATATTCATCTGGTTTACAATGTGCGAATTTCCCCGGAGGGATATTCCTACAGACAGTCCCCATTGGACCCGGAGATTCATAGATGGGGCTTCACCTGTAAGCCAGAAGCAATGACCGGGTATGGTAGGATCTCGCATTTGGTCATAGACACAGATGTTGCATATGACTCAGCAATAGAAGCTCTAGAAGACATCATCTATGGGTCTGATTCTGCTGACGCACGTCTTCCATTGCCTGATGAAGTTCTAACGCTGTTCGAAGCTAACGCCACGCTTCGAGTTACTGATCTCGGTGGTGGTCTATGGGAGATAGAGGGTCCGGACGATGTCGTCTTCGAGACCGATCCTAATCTATGGACTATATCCTGGTCTTCCGTTGTTCAAATCGACACCCACACTTATACGATAAGTTCGTTCTAGGAAGGAGGCCTCATGGGTACCGTACAAGTCTTTGACTCGGAAAGAATGCAGGAGATTGAGGATACCTCAGTCGTGGACGGGCATATCGATGGTTCGGGTCACCTTATCCTAGTCCAACACGATGGGACTGAGATAGATGCGGGCTCTGCTTTGGCCACTATACCAGTTGCATCCGAGACGGTTCAGGGAATCGTCGAACTTGCGACAACGGCGGAAACTACTACGGGAACAGATACTGAGAGAGCTGTTACACCTGCAGGTGTCGCAGCGGCTATCGGAGCGATCCCCGCCGTCCCAGATGCCTCTACGACCGTCGAGGGCATCGTTGAGCTTGCTACTAGCGCAGAAACCATCACGGGTACGGATACGGTAAGAGCTACAACTCCAGCAGGTGTTGCTGCCGCCGTTCAGAGTCAAGTTCCTACAGCCACCGACACCACTCAAGGTAGAGTCGAGCTTGCAACTAATGCTGAAACTACTACAGGCACAGACACCACTAGGGCGACTACTCCGGCTGGTGTTGCTGCCGCTATCACTGCTAATGCTGCAGCTGCCGTTCCTTCTGCTAATGAGACCACTCAGGGGAAAGTAGAACTGGCAACAAACGCTGAATTCGCAGCAGGAACAGACACTAGCCGGGCGTCCACTCCAGCGAACGTTGCTAACGCGTTTGGTGGTGTGTTTCCTAGAATTGCCTCAGGTGTCGTTGCCATCACGCCGGTTGCGAACACGCCCACCTTAGGGCACGTTACTTTCCCAGTCGGTAGATTCACGTCTAACCCAGCAGTAACGGTATCGGCCAGCACAAGCGTTCCTGGTTCCACAGTCATCGAATGTGCGGCAGCTAACGTGAATACTTCCGGCTTCGACGCTTATATTTACCGAACCAACACGACCTCAACGAGCGTTTTCTGGATCGCTGTCCAAACCTAATCAACCTTCAAAGGAGGCGCCATGATCAAAGTAACTACAAGTGGCTCCTTCGCCAAGACGGAGGCGTTCTTGAAAAGGTTGGGTAAAGCGGATATTCAGGCCGTAATGCGAAGTTACGGAAAAATGGGCGTTTCCGCTCTTGCCGCAGCAACACCTAGGGACTCTGGAATTGCAGCAGGATCTTGGGGGTTTGTTATCAGCGGTAAGGGCGGGAAGTACACGATATCCTGGACCAACAGCGATATTGAGAACGGACACCTTGTGGCTATCGCGATTCAATTCGGCCATGGCACAGGAACCGGCGGATACGTCCAAGGGAGAGATTACATCAACCCCGCAATGAGACCTATATTTGATCAACTCGCAGCCGAGGTGTGGAAGGTGGTGATCTCTGCATGAGCAGCATTGACGATCGCGTCGTGCATATGTCGTTCGACAATGCTCAGTTCGAGAGCGGCGTTAAGCAAACGACAGATTCTTTGTCCGCTCTGAACAAGAGCCTTAAGCTCGAGGGAGCCACCAAAGGCCTCACGGACGTTTCTGCAGCTGCGAATGGCGTAAAGCTCGGGCATATTGCTACCGCAGTAGACGAGATCGCTGGTCGCTTCAAAGCTATGTCTGTGGTTGCCATTACGGCACTGGCTACCATTGCGCATCAGGCTGTGCTTGTTGGCGGAAATCTAGTCAAATCTCTGACGATTGATCCGATCAAGTCAGGTCTCGACGAGTACGAAACAAACCTAAACTCGATCCAGACCATCCTCTCGAATACTCAATGGGAAAATACCGGCCTCGATGACGTCAACGAGGCTTTGAGAGTTCTTAATGAGTACTCAGACAAGACCATCTATAACTTCGGTGAGATGGCCCGAAACATCGGTACCTTCACGGCTGCCGGTGTAAGTCTGGATGTTGCTACAGAAGCCATCAAGGGCATTGCGAACCTTGCCGCTGTATCGGGCTCTAACGCCCAACAAGCCTCCACCGCTATGTACCAGCTTTCCCAGGCACTAGCCGCGGGTAAGGTAACATTGATGGACTGGAACTCAGTCGTCAATGCTGGCATGGGTGGAAAGGTTTTCCAGGACGCCTTGATGGAAACCGCGCGTATTCATGGCGTAGCGGTAGACAAGATGGTCAAGGAGGCCGGAAGCTTCCGGTCAACGCTTGAAAACGGTTGGCTTACAGGAGAGATCCTCACCGAGACCCTAGCCAAGTTCACCGGTGACTTGTCTGAAGCCCAGTTGAAATCAATGGGCTACAACAAGGATCAAATCGCAGGAATCATCAGAATGGGCCAAACGGCTCAGGATGCTGCGACGAAGATCAAGACTTTCTCTCAGCTTCTCAACACGCTTCAGGAAGCAGCTGGATCTGGCTGGTCTAAGACTTGGCAGCTTATATTTGGAGATTTTGAGGAAGCTAAGTCTCTGTTCACGGGTGTCTACGATGTTCTCGGTGGGTTCATCGAGGCTTCTGCCGACGCCCGCAACAAAGTTCTTGGAGACTGGAAAGAGCTTGGCGGACGTAAAGTCATAATCGAGGCCATTAGTCTCGCATTCAATGACTTGATGGAAATTCTCGTCCCCATTGGAAAAGCCTTTAGGGACGTATTCCCTGCCACCACAGGTCAGCGTCTCTACGAGATCACAGTCGCTATCCGTGATTTCTTCAGCGGAGCCCGTCTCGGTGAAGATACCATGGATAACCTCCGGAGGACTTTCGCCGGATTGTTTTCGATCTTGGGTATTGGCTGGGATATTGTAAAGCGTATAGCTAGTGTGTTCTTCGATCTTATTGGGATGATGTTCGATGGAAGTGGATCCTTCCTCGAGATCACAGCCAACATCGGAGATTTCCTAGTTGCTTTGAGGAAGGCCATTAACGATGGCGAAGGACTTAACAAGTTCTTCTCCGGTCTAAAGGCCGTTCTGTCTATCCCGATCAAACTCATAGGCCAACTAACCAGCTACGTAGCAAAGCTCTTCGACGGCTTTGACGCTACTGAGGCTGTAGACAACCTAGCCAAGTTTACTGCCAGTCTTAATCCCCTGACAGGTCTCGGCGAGACTGTGGCTTATGTCTGGGACAAGGTCGTATCGGTATTCGGCCGTGTTTGGGACATGTTTGCTCCCTTGGCCTCTAAGTTCGCAGAGTTCTTTAGCCAGTTCAACTCGGGTGTCGGAGGTCTTAATCTCCAGGACCTTCTCGGGATAGTCAATACAGGTCTGATCGCTACACTGGTCATCGCCTTGACAAAGATATTTGGTCGGCAAGGAATTCTGGACCAAGCTAGAGGCATCATCGACGGTCTTACTGGAACGCTGGGCGCCATGCAGAACACTCTGCGTGCCGCAACGCTTCTGCAGATCGCGCTTGCTGTTGGTGTTCTTGCAGCAGCAGTTCTAGTACTGTCTCAGGTGGATGCCGCGGGTCTGAGCAGAGCTCTCACGTCGCTTGGTGTTATGTTCACTCAGCTTATCGGTGCGTTGATTGTTCTGGAGAAATTCGGAACAACCAATGTGCTGAAAGTGATGGTGGCTGCTGCCACTTTGAGTGCTCTAGCTGTGGCGGTAGGAATCCTTGCTATATCTGTTAAGCAGCTATCGGAGCTTGATTGGCAGGAACTAGCCAGAGGCTTGGTTGGTGTCACGGCCCTTCTCGCCGCTGTAGTTGCCGCAGTTAAATTCATGCCTCCATCAGCAGGGCTTGTGTCCACAGCAGCCGGACTTGTTATTCTGTCGGCGGGGATCAAGATACTCGCAAGTGCAGTTAAAGACCTTTCCGGTCTAGGCTGGGAGGAAATGTCTAAGGGTCTAGTCGGCGTTGGGGCCATCCTTGCTAGCCTATCTCTGTTCACCAAGTTCGCTCAGGTCAATGCCGGAGGGATACTCGCTGGCGCCGGTCTTATTCTTATAGCCGCGGGCATAAAGATCCTCGCAAGCGCAATAGCCGATCTCTCAGTTATATCCTGGGAGAACGTCGGCAAGGGTCTGGCCATCATGGCAGTATCTCTCGGTTTGATATCTGCAGCACTGGTTATTCTGTCAGATGCGGCGCCAACGGCAATTCTATCAGCAGCGTCAATTCTCATCGTAGCTGCCTCACTAGGCATGATTGCCGACGCGGTAGCCAAGATGGGTGGAATGAGCTGGGCCGATATTGGCGCGGGTCTAGTTGTACTAGCTACGGCACTTACGCTTATTACGGCCGCGCTAGTTGTTCTATCTGACTTTGCACCAACAGCACCTCTATCTGCAGCTGCTATTCTCATCGTGGCCTTGTCTCTAGGCTATATTGCTGATGCAGTAAAGAAGATGGGCTCTATGTCTTGGGAAGAGATAGCCAAGGGGTTGGTTACTCTTGCCGGAGCTCTTCTTATTATCGGAGTTGCTGTTACTGCCATGTCTGGAGCTATCCCAGGCGCTTTAGCTCTGATTATCGTTTCTGGGGCTCTGACGATCCTCACAGCGGTTCTCCTGCAGCTAGGCAACATGTCATGGGGTGAGATCCTCAAGGGTCTAGGCGCCTTGGCTCTGGCATTCACTGTCCTTGGTGTGGCGGCCGCTCTACTAACGCCAGTTATTCCGGCCATGCTTGGTCTGGGCATTGCAATCGCTCTTATCGGCGCTGGACTTGCTCTCGCAGGGGCCGGCGTGTTCTTGTTCGCCGCGGGTCTAACAGCCCTGAGCATTGCAGGAGCAGCAGGTACGGCAGCTATCGTGGCTTTGGTTAGTGCTGTTATTGGCATGATACCGATGCTAGTAGAGCAGCTTGGACTAGCTCTTATTCTGCTAATCAAGATCATTGCAGAAGCGGCGCCAGAGATTGTGGCTGCGGTAGTAAAGATCATCGTAGCCCTTATCGATGGAATAGCTAAGATCGCACCTAAGCTTGTGAAGGCTGTGGTCGATCTTCTTATTCTGCTTCTTGACGCGATGATCATAGCGATACCCAAGTTCGTCGACGCAGGACTTAAGATCGTCCTTGGTATACTCAAGGGTATCCGGGACAATATTGGTAAGATTGTTACAGTCGCAACAGAGGTTATTCAAGCATACCTCAAGGCTGTTGGTGACAATCTGCCAAAGGTTATTCAGTCCGGTGTCGACCTTATCTTCAAGTTCATCAAGGGCATCACTAAGGCCATCGATGATAACTCGGAGAAGCTAGGTAAAGCTGGAGCAGACCTAGGTATTGCCATCATTAGAGGCATGATCAAGGGTCTTAACTCAGGCATAGGTCAAATCATCAACGCTGCAAGGAACGTGGCTCAGAGTGCCTTGAACGCCGCCATGGACGTCTTGGGTATTAACTCACCGGCCACGGAGTTCATCAAGGTCGGTAAGTTCTCTGACGAGGGCTTGGCTATTGGTCTCGACAAGTACTCTCATCTTGTGGAGAAGTCGGCTGCTGGAGTTGCAGACATTGCTATGGAGACAATGAGGAACACTCTATCTGGCATGTCTGAGGCAATTAGCAGTGAAGTAGACACGTCACCAACCATCGCACCTGTGTTGGACCTGGCGCAGTTCAGGCGAGATGCAAGTCAGATTCCTGGTGCGCTAGCATCCAACCCACTCCAGATCGGCGTTACTTCGGCATCAGCTACGACAGCCTCCGTTGGAGTGCAAGAGAATGCTGAAGCCTCGGCAACAACAGTATCCACTGGAGACACGTTCCAGTTCACTCAGAACAACACCTCGCCGAAGGCTCTGTCTGCGGCAGAAATCTATAGGAACACGAAGAACCAGTTGTCCGTCGCGAAGGGAGCGTTGGCCGCATAATGCTAAACAGACTAGAAATTTACAACAACAGCGGCGATCTTCTCACCCTTGCGTTGGACGATTTCACAGACGGTCTGGTGCTTGAGGACGTTGAAGGAATGGACCCCGTAAAGGCCACTTTGACGTCCTCAAACTTCGCCCAGCAAGATGGTGCTCAGTTCCACGCGGCACGCCGTGACCCAAGGAACCTGATTATCCACCTTGGTCTGGACCCAGACTACACAACCACTTCGGTTTGGGATCTGAGAAAGCGTCTATATTCGTTCTTCATGCCTAAGTCCGAGCTGTACGTCAACTTTATCTTGGACGATCTAGAAGTTGTGATTATAGGCATTGTTGAATCGCTTGACACTCCTCAGTTTACCAAGGAACCAAAAGCGGTTGTTTCAATCATGTGTTTCGATCCCGACTTCAGGGACCCATCCTCTATCCCAATCGATGGTTTCACTGTCAACGACTCGACGGACACCATATACAATTACGAGGGAACGGTAGAGACTGGTATTACTTTGTCTCTGTTTGTGGATCGGGACTTGACCGAATTCACTATTTATAACACCCCAGCTGCGGGTAGTACTAGTCACTACATGGACTTTGTTGGGGAGTTTGAAGCAGGCGACGAAATTTCAATCAGCACGATTACTGGAGATAAACACGTTTACCTCACACGAGCGTTTACACAGACGTCCATTCTGTACGCACTATCCCCCCAGTCTAAATGGGTTGAGTTCCTGCCAGGAGAAAACGCATTTAGGTTCTACGCCACCGGGGATCCGATTCCGTACACCTTGGATTACATGGCTCGATACGGAGGCTTGTAATGGACGTGTATATCCTCGACAGTCTTTACCGTCGAATCCTGATGGTAGACAAGTACGAGTCTCTTATCTGGACTGAGCGTTTTCAGGGTTACGGCGATTTCGAGTTGAGGCTTAACTCGACTTTGGAGAACAGGAATCGTTTTCCAAACGGCATTAACATCACCGTAACCGACTCGATTCGCATCATGACGGTAAAGACTGTCGAGGATACCTCAGACGAAGATGGTAAGAAAATCCTCATCGTCAAAGGTCTAGAAATCGTATCGATTCTCGAGGATCGCCTCGCAAGGGGAACTCTAGACGACTTGGACACGGTTCCAAAGTGGATCCTAACGGGTCAGCCCGTGGCCGTCGCAGAACAAATCTTCCACGATATTTGCGTTACGGGCATTCTAGACGCTGGGGACATTATCCCTAACGTGGTCGAGGACGATGTTATATTCCCAGAAGACACCATCCCTGAGCCTTCTGAGACTATCGTGTACGAGATCGATATGATGTCGGTCTATAAGGCCATCCAAGACCTGTGTAAGATCTATGATTTCGGTTTCCGCTTGGCTTACTACGAGTTCACAGGTGAGTTGTACTGGGACGTATATACGGGAAGTAATAGGACTACCAGTCAGACTTCTCTAGCCGCGGTTGTATTCAGTCCAGACTTGGACAACTTGCAGAACACTACGAACTTGTCATCCATAGCTTCGTACAAGAACGTGGCGTATGTGTTCTCCAAAGCTGGTAGCGAAATCGTGTACGGTCTTGACATCGACCCTCTCGTTGAGGGCTTTGAGCGAAGAGCTCTGTTCATCAAGGCAGACGATATTGAGGTCGGCGACCCTGACGCATCGGACAAGATGATCCAGCGAGGTAAAGAAGAGCTAGCCAAGGCGAGGGCTCTTGTTGGCTTCGATGGTGAGGTAACTCAGTACAGCCAGTATGTTTACGAGTTGCACTACTACTTGGGCGACTTGGTAGAGGTTCGTGACAACGAAGGAACCACTACCGTCATGCAGGTGACAGAGCAGATTCGCATATCTGACGCCGAAGGAGAACGTTCTTACCCAACTCTTACTGTCAACACATTCATCACGCCTGGTTCCTGGGCTTCCTGGGACTTCAACCAGGAGTGGGAAGACGTCGGAGAGTTTGAGTACTGGGAAGACCAACCGTAAAGAAGGAGGTGTGGTATGGCTGTTGGCGATGACGCTGCTGCCGCGGGATATCCTCTCGTTCCCGACACGGGCGAGGAAGGACGCGTTCGTTGGGGTGCACGAGAGATCAACAGGGCCCGAGACTTCGTTGCGCAAGTAAAGGCTCTTATTCCTTCAGGCAAAGCGGCCTATCGAACTGCTGCTGGCATCTCCTCCGGCTCTGCGGATCCGTCTGGCGGAAACGATGGAGATATCTACTTCAAGATTATCGGATAGGAGGTGAACGATGACTGATAATGCTCAGCTAAACGGCAACAACGGAGCTGACGGCGAAGGTAGTTATCTCGAGTGGGATATTACGTCGCAGAACGTTGCAGGGAACTACTCCACAATTCACTGGGAAGCCGGTTGGCGGTTCAGCACTCTTAGTTGTCGAGGCCTCCGTCTTGGGCAAGCTAAGGTAAACGGAACCACCGTCTATAACGACACTGATGGTGGAGACGGAGTTCACGCCTATAACTCTGGTCACGATCACGGCGAGCTTGCCACAGCATCCGGTAACATCAATGTTCCGCATAACTCTGACGGAACAAAATCATGCCAGTTCTTCATCAAGATGACGGGATGGGAGGGTCAGCTTTCACAGGCTACACAGTCTTGGAATCTGACCACCATCCCTCGTCTTAATAGTGCACCCGGCTTACCGGTTATATCCTCCATAACAAACACAAGCGTTTTCGTGACGTTCACGGACGGTACTGGCGGTGCCACCCCAGACGGACGTGAGATTGCTTATGGCGGAGATCCGTCAAGTCCTACTGCTAACACAATCATATCTTCTGATGGATCCACCTCCATCACAAGTATGACATCGGGAGTTACGTATTATTTCTGGGCCCGCATGCACAATGCCGCGGGTTATGGCCCTTGGTCGCCTAGGGCGCAAGCCACGACGCATAGGGTTCCTGACGCGCCAAGCACGCCAGTTATATCTAGCATTACTCAGAACTCGGTGATTGCTACATGGTCCCCGAACTTCGATGGGGGATCTGGCATTACAGGTTATGACGTGTGGTGGGGCACATCGCCTTCCTTGCCTCCACCAAACTCGTCTGTAACATCAGTTCCAAACAAAACCATTACCGGCTTGCTGCCAGGCACACAGTACTACTTCTACGCAAGGGCCTATAACACGTACGGTGTTAGCGGATGGTCTGGAGTAGCTTCGGCATACACCATTGCCGGGGCTCGCGTAAAAGACGCTGGCGTCTGGAAGAATGCCGTCCCCTACGTCCGAGATGGTGGAGTGTGGAAACTCGCAAAACCCTTCGTTCGTGTCCTAGGGGTGTGGAAGGACACAACTTAACATTGCCGACTTAGGAGACATAATGGGCACGGAGGCTTTTGTGCAAATTCTAATTACCTCTGTAGTTACGATCTTGTCTACATCTGGTTTTTGGGCTTATATCCAACATAGGGATAAGACTCGAAAAGCTATGGACAGGCTCGTGATGGGTCTTGCCTATGAACAGATCATGTCTCTCGCCTTTCGGTATATCGAACGAGGCTGGATCACGCAAGACGAGTACGATGATTACAAAAGGTATCTTTACGAACCTTATAAGGAACTTGGCGGCAATGGGATCACTGGTAGGCTGCATTCAGAGGTAGAAAGTCTCCCCATCCGGTCTCGTGCCAAATATGCTGAGCTCGTTAATGCCGTAAAGCTGAGAGGCGCAGAAAATGACAGTCCCAATGGATCTTTCGACCAGGATGAAGCTGCTTAGTGACAGGAAGTACAACTTCCTCAAGAAAATGGCAATCATCATCCTGCCGTTGCTAGGCTCTCTATATTTCGGACTCGCTCAGATCTGGAAGTTTCCACACCAGGAAGAGATTAGCGGAACTATTGTAGTTCTTAATACGTTTGTGGGCGCGGTTGTTCTCGCCGCAAAGAAGGTTAACGAAGTAACAGGGGCAAAGTACGATGGCACTCTATTTATCGAGGAGTTCGAGGATCACTCGACGCTCCGGCTTACCGATGTGGATCCAAAGACTCTGGATACCAAGGGCGAAATTGTTTTCAAGGTGACTCGTTCGAAAGTCTAACTTCGCGCGAAAAACATCTCCTATAATGAGACCCCTATTGAAGGAGAATGTTATGTTCACCAAGAAGACCCCCGAACCTACGGGGCTTGACATGGTTATTGAAGAACTACAGGAACACATTCGCAGGACTGACTGCTATACCAAAGAGTACCCTATTCTGGTTGACAATCTGGCTAAGCTCTACAAGATGAAGGAAGCTAACACTTCCCGTCGCGTAAGCCCGGACACGATTGCAATCATTGCAGGGAACCTTGCTGGTATCGTACTCATCCTCGGATATGAGCGTGTAGGCATCGTAACCTCGAAAGCCCTGAGCTTCGTGATGAAAGCTAAGTGACAAGCACTCGATTCATACCAGGCCGAGATTCAGAAGGCGTGTAAGATTAATCCCTTACGCGTCTTCTGTTTTTCGCACCCAACACAAAGCCTGATTTTTTTTGCTAAAAATTCCCGGGTGGGTTTTTTCGAAAAAGGGTCGCAGAAATTACAACGGCTATAATGAGACCCTCTCTACGAAAGGACATCTAATGTTCAAGAAGATTGACCCTAACTCCACCACCGTGGCTGTTGCCAAGGGCGTTGCCGCACTTATCGTGTACAGCGTCGTTGTCAGTGCCATCGGGTACGGAGTCAACAAGGTCGTCGTCAAGACCCTAGACAAGATCGTTGACTAACTCGCAAACCTAAGCCCCTGCCACACATGGGTTTAGGTTTTTATTTGGAGGCATAATGTGGAAGAACCGTTCCCTACAAGTGAAGATGGTTAAGGACGCAAAGGTCGATGTTCAAGCGTGTAACCACCTAGACCCAGATCATATTGCCAGCCTCGCGACAGAACTGATCGAGCGGGCGGCCGCTCTTGCTGCGGGTCTTATTCTTCTGAAGACGGCCTGCAAGATTATCGAGAAGAAGTTCATTTAACCCTATTGAGCGCCTAAGCCTCTGCAGGGCTTTATATACTCTATGCATGCATTCTGAGGATAGCAGGTGTGTGTATAATGTTTAGCCCTGCAGAGCCTTAGGCGCTCAAACCACAAAAAAGGAGAACTGTTATGGGACGTCACCGTAAGGTCAAGCTGACAATCGCTGAGCGGATCCGAGTTCGGTTTGAGGCGTTCATTATCAACGTCGAGACTGCTGCCGCGCATAAGTGGAACAAACCCTCGAGACGCCAGAGTGAACAGGCCCTGGTCGATTTCTGGGATGCCCTGATCACCGACTTCCGCAACGATCCGCTCTCACTAAGCAACCAGAAGACCAACGCATTCGCCTAAGGAGAAGGCATGACACACGACTACACAGTATCGCTCATACACCTAGTCATTTTCTGGCTGAGTACGGTGGCGACCTGTATAGGGGCAACCATCTACATTCTTCACTGGATCTACTTTCGGCCCCTTGACAAGCCTAGTCGTGGACGTCATGCGAAGAAGGCCCGATTTGAGAGTAACCCGCTCAAGTTGAGGATTCCTAAAGCGCCACAGCCCGCGACTAAGCCGATGTCACCCCCACCTGCGCCGTCAGGACCTGTCAGTCTCACTCTAAAGAGAATGGACGACAGGACTCAAATCATGTACTCGGTTGTACCTGGATCAGACCACAAGACTACGTTTATTCCCAGGATTAAGGAGGAAACCAATGTCGCTAGCTGAGATTTTCTGGATTGTCGTCAAGGTCCTGGGAATTCTAGTTCTCATTAACGTGGCTCTGGCAACAATCCTTCTTATTATCTGCATTCCCGACTGGTGGCCTGTTAAAAAGGGAAAAGAACTAAAGAGGACGGAAGAACAGAAAACGGAAGTCTACGACACAAAGATATTCTGGACTAGGTACGAGGAGATTTATGATGATTTTACGTGAGTTTACTAAGAGAGCTGGAAAGCTCCTTACTGATAACTCACCGACCATCCTCACCGGAATAGCAGTTGTCGGAACTGTAACTACAGCCCTTCTGACAGGGAAAGCGGCATACAAAGCCTGCGAAATCCTCGCCGAGAACGAAATGTCTAGCGATCCCTTAACTGGCAGAGACAAGGTGGACCTAACTTGGAAGCTTTATATTCCAGCGGTTGGTTCTGGTTTGCTGACGGTTACCTGCATAATTCTAGGGAACCGTATTGGTGTCCGTCGAGTTGCAGCTATGACCGCAGCGTACTCGCTAGCAGAGAAAGCTTTCGAACAGTATCAAGACAAGATCGTCGAAAGGATCGGGTCTCAAAAAGAGGAGCAGGTAAGAGCTGAGATCACTCAAGACAAAGTGAATTCTAAGCCTCCTACCTCCTCCGAAATCATGATGATTGGGTACGGCGATGTTCTCTGTTACGAGGCGTATACGGGACGATATTTCAGCAGTAACGTAGAGGCTTTACGTAAGGCTGAAAACCGGATCAACTACCGACTGAACCACGACCACCATATTTCACTGTCGGAATTCTACGACCTGATCGAACTGGCTCACACTAGTGTTTCGGACGATATTGGTTGGAACCTCGACAAACAGCTCGAACTGAAGTTCACAGGCGTTATCGCCTCTGATGGACGCCCGTGCGTATCCATCGAGTATCACACGGTTCCACTCCGTAATTACGACCGAATCTAGTAATAGGAGAAAACAAATGGCTAAGAACACCGCTGTCGAGGTCGTTGAGACTGTCGTCGAGAACGCCCAGGACACCGCGTCTGAGGTCGCTCACATCGTGGGCAAGTCGCCCCTGTTCACCACCAAGAACCTCATCGTCGCTGGTGCGGCTCTTGTTCTGACCGCGGGCGCCGTCGTTGCTTACCGGAGGTTTCGTAACACTACCGTCGTTGTCGTGGACGAGAACACCGAGGTCTGAGTCCTACCGAGATCTATCCAAAAACAACGCTAAGGACACTTCAGTGCTCGAGATGCCCATCACGTACACCAACTTCGATGACGAAGAGGTCACGGAGACCTTCTACTTCAACCTGACAACCGCGGAGCTGGTGGATCTGAGTCTCAGCAAGGGCGAGGGATTCCAGGACCACCTCAAAGCCATCATGCGGTCTAAGGACTCCGCGGCCCTCATCAAGACGTTCCAAGAGCTCGTTATGATGACTGTCGGGCGCCGAGAGGGTAACCGATTCGTCAAGACTCAGCAGATCCGCGACGAGTTCGCAACCTCAGAGGCTTACTCCGAGTTCCTTCTCAAGCTTGTGTCGGACGCAAACGCAGGTGCGAACTTCATTAACGGTGTTATGCCCAAGAAGCTTCGCGATCAAATTACAAAGCTCAGTGAGGACGCTCCACAGCAGACCGTCGCTCTTCCCGAGGCAGCAGAGCCGCTCAAGGAGAAGACCGTGGAAGACTACACCACAGCACAGCTGTTGGAGATGCCTCAGCACGAGTTCAACCGGCTCGCCGGTACCAATCCAGCCAAGATGTCTCACGAGGTGCTGCAGGTGGCATTTCAGAGGCGTATGAAGAGTTAAAGGAGAAGACGATGCTGAAGGTTCTTGGACACATGACGCTGGGTTTCCTTACCGGCGGTCTGTGGTTCGTGTACCTGCTCGTCAAGCACATCACACACTAACGTAACTCCTGATGGGGAATGGGGAGTCAGCAAGAGCTTGCGGTGGGGGTCTCAACCTTAGCGAGCTTTATTCCGGATGCTGGCTTTAAACGACAGCCGTGAGTGGCTACAACATGCGCCCCTACCATCGCGTAGAAAACACCTCATATAATGAGACCCCTACGAAAGGACTGAACTTCAATGAATAAGATTGAGCTCACCAAGAAGGTCGTCGGTTTCACTATCCAGTATGGTAGCGGCCTAATTATCTCAGGAATCGTTCGTTCGAATGTTGCTCCCGCTAATGTCATCCAGAAAGTTGGCATTACGGTGGGCGTATTCGCAATCAGCGGTGCTGTTGGTAATGCCGCCTCTAAGTACACGGATATACTAATCGACGAAATTGTTGACGCTTACAACGAAATCAAAGAAAAGAAGGCTGCGTAAACCTCGAACTAATTGACCCGTAAAAAGGTCTTTTAGTTTTTGCTTCCGAAACGAGGAATTAATGGAACAGTTTCCGTCTAACAGTAAATCTAGCCGCGAAACGGAGAAAGAAGAGACTAAGGACGTAAAGCAGGTCACTGTCGGCAAGGTTATCGTGCGGAAACCATCCTTGGGGAAGCGATTCTTCAGGACTTTCATTGCGGGCGATGGTCACAGCGTCGGACAGTACGTCCTGATGGAGATTCTGGTCCCTGCGTTCAAGGATCTGATCTCCGACATCGTATCGCAGGGCACAGAAAAGCTAGTTTACGGGGACGCGCGCTCAACGAGTCGTCGCACAGGTCAACGACCAGTAGGAGGTGGGACATATGTTGCTTATAATCGGCCGGATTCTTCGCCGCCCTGGAGGCGCGGAAGCGCTCGCGAGAGTTCTCGTCCCGACATTAGTCGCAGGGCACGCGCTACGCACGATTTAAAAGAGATCATCCTCACCACGAGGCCAGAAGCGAACGAAGTTCTAGACCAGATGTATATCCTAATCGACAAGTACGGTCAGGTGACTGTCACAGACTTGTATGAACTGGTGGGGATCTCTAGCAACTTCACGGACGAGAAGTACGGCTGGACAAGCCTACAAGGCTCAGACATTGAACGAGTAAGGGACGGATACTTGCTCGACCTTCCGAAGCCTATCGTTCTCGACTAGCGATGAACGAGAAACTAATGCGAGAGGCTATTCTGAAAGCCTACAAGTCCTCTCGTAAATGGAAAGACAAAGTAAAGAAGATGCCCATCACCCAAGTGGTCGCCATCTATATGAGACTTCGTCAACAAGGTAAGATCGGTTAAGGAGAAATCATGGACTTCAAGTCTCTGGCCAACGTGGTCACGAGCAAAGTTGGACGGCAGCTTCTGTCCGTCCGAAAGCACTCTCCAGCTATTCTGTTTACAGCAGGCATCGTGGGAGTCGTGAGCACTGTCGTTTTGGCTAGTCGGGCGACCCTCAAGCTGAGCGATGTTCTCGATGAGACGGACCGCGAGGTTGAGAAGATCCAGGCCTTCGAGGACCGGGACTACAGCGACGAGGATCGTCATCGGGATATCCTCAAGGCGAAGGTTCGTGGAGGACTTCGTGTCGCGGTCATGTACACACCTGCCGTTGCCGTGGGTGTTGTTTCTATCGCTTCTCTCTCCGGGGCTCATCTTGTTCTTACTCGTAGGAACATGGCTGTCACCGCGGCTTACGCGGCTCTCGACAGGGGTTACCGAGAGTTCCAGAAGCGGGTGGAGAGCGAATACGGACCCGAGAAGGCTCGTGATCTACGTCTTGGTCTGGTGGACCGAGAGTATGTCGAGGAGACTGCGGAAGGCCCAGTGGTTCGCACCAGCAAGGGTGTCGGGCCTAATGGACTCTCTGGCTACGCGGTGCTGTTCTCCAGGGATACCTCAGCTAGCTGGTCGTCCGAGCACTTCCGAAACCAGCTGTTCCTGCAGTGCCAGCAGAACTATGCGAACGACCTCCTGAACTCTCGAGGCTATATCTTCCTTAATGAGGTCTTGACCTTCCTTGGCTTGCCTATCACAAAGGCAGGTCAGGCGGTTGGGTGGTTCCTCGGCAAGGGCGATGACCACGTGGACTTCGGGTTCTTCGACGGAGACTCGGCCGCGGGAATGCTGTTCGCAACCGGGCAAGAGAATTCAATCTGGCTCGACTTCAACGTCGACGGCGTTATCTGGGACAACTTCTAGGAGGCACGATGAACACAAAGGTGTTGGTCGCTGGCAGTAGCCTTCTGGGGCTTGCCGCGGGTGGCGTCGGCGGTTATTTCCTGGCGAAGAAGCATTTCGACGAGAAGTACCGTAAGCAGTATGAAGACGTAGCAGACGCAGAGATCAAGATGGCGAGGGAGTACTACAAGACCCTCTACAAGGGTGACGAGTACTCAAGTCCTGAGAAGGTCGCTTACGAGAAGCGCGTTCCTAGTCGTCCTGTTGGCGTGGATGACTCGGAGCACGAGGGGCCTCCTACGGAGGTTCTAGAGCGGGTTCTCAACGGACTTAAGAAGCAGAACGGTTACGGGATGGTTCCTGAGCCTTCTTCTGCCAGAGGCGCCGATGCGATGGGTCCTTACCAGATCAGCGAAGACACTTTCAGTTACGACGAGGACGAGGGCTACGTCCAAGGGTCTTTGATCTGGTTTGCAGGTGACGATACTGTCGCTGACATGCAGGATGAGGTTATTCATCGGCATGAGGAACTTCTCGGGAGGATCACTCTCGACATGTTCGACGGAGAGCAGACGATTTATATTCGTAACATCCAACATCGCACCGACTACGAGATCAATCTGAACGAGCACGGCTATGCTCAGTTCGTTCTGGATCTCCCAATCACTAACGAGTCCTGATGAAAGAGCCGCTTGATGAGACCTACTTCGTGTGGCTCTACAGTCAAGTCGGCGATCCTCGAATCAAAGGTCTGCATCGCACCTATTGGAAGGTCCTCAAAAAGCTCTTCACAAAAGAGTTCGTATGGATCGTCCCTAATGACGATAACCGGGTCGAAGACGGAAGAGAGCTAAGATACGAGTTCGTCCATGACGAAGGACTCAATGATGTAGATCCAGATTGGCTGCACCTTGGGTGTTCCATGCTGGAACTTTTAGTCGGACTGTCCCGAAGGCTTGCCTTTGTGGCCGAGGGTGAACCTTCGGGATGGTTCTGGCATCTCATGGAGAACATTGGTCTTGGCGGCTATACCGACGAACGCCTTAACCCGAGGGCTATGCGGTATACCGAACTAGAGGTCGATGAGATCCTTGAGCGAATCATATACAGGACCTACCACCCAAGCGGAGATGGTGGTCTGTTCCCACTTAAAAACACACCTAACGATCAGAGACATATAGAGCTCTGGTACCAGATGAGCGAATATGTCCTGGAACGTGTATAGAACGAAGGGAGGGTAAATGGATTTCTTTCAGATCTGCACCAGAGAGAACAACAAAGGCGTAACTGAGATCTATGCGGATTTCAGGGTCGGACGGGCAAAGGATCTAATGATCCGAGGTCGTGCGTTCTACGCTATCTGGGATGAGCAGGAAGGTCTGTGGTCTACAGACGAGTACGATGTCCAGCGCTTTGTAGATCGGGCTCTCCGTGAACACGCGGAGAAGCTCACCTCTGAAGGAATTACATGCGTAGTTAAATACCTCCAATCGTTCACAAGCAATGGCTGGTCTCAGTTCAGGAAGTTCCTGCAAAACGTAAGTGATAACTCTCACCAACTCGACGAACAGCTGACGTTCGCCAACACCATGACAAAGAAGACGGACTATGTCAGCCGACGTTTACCATACGCCCTAGCGCCTGGCGACTTCAGTGCTTGGGACGAACTGATTGGTGTTCTGTACGATCCTGAAGAAAGGGCAAAGATCGAATGGGCGATCGGAGCGATTCTCTCGGGGGACGCGAAAAAGATCCAGAAGTTCCTAGTCTTTTATGGACTCGCGGGGACTGGGAAGTCTACCATACTGAACATTATACAGAAGCTGTTCGAGGGTTACTACGTCTCATTCGAGGCGAAGGCCCTAGTGGGAAACAACAACTCGTTCGCGACCGAGATCTTCCGATCCAACCCTCTAGTTGCTATCCAGCACGATGGGGATCTGTCGAAGATCGAAGACAACACCAAGCTGAACTCTATAATCGCGCACGAGGACATGCTGATCAACGAGAAGTACAAGCCTAGTTATTCTTCTCGAGTCAACGCGTTTCTTTTCATGGGCACTAACAAGCCCGTGCGCATTACAGACGCCAAGTCAGGTATTATCCGGCGCTTGATTGTTGTTCAACCAACGGGTAACAAGTTCCAGCCCAGTCACTACCACACGCTGATGTCTAGAGTGGACTTCGAGCTTGGCGCCATCGCACATCACTGCCTCGAGACCTATCGTCACATGGGGAAGAACTACTACAACAATTACCGCCCCATCGAGATGATGCTGCAGACCGACGTGTTCTTCAACTTCGTCGAGGCCCACTACGATATCTTCAAGCAGCAAGACGGGGTAAGTCTCAAACAGGCTTACGCACTGTATAAGGAGTACTGCAGTGAGACGGGTCTGGAGTTTACGTTGCCTCAGTACAAGGTCAGAGAAGAACTCAGGAACTATTTCTCCGAGTTCCTTGACCGATACACGGTGGACGGAACGCCAGTGCGGAGTTATTACCGTGGGTTTACGGCACAACCGTTTAAGAGTCCAAAAAAGGAAGACGGATCGGTATTTTCTCTTGTACTGGACGAGGAGATATCCCTTCTCGATCTGGAGCTTGCTGACTATCCAGCACAACCAGCCAAAGAGGATGGGACTCCGTCGCAACGCTGGGCTTTGGTTAAGACAAATCTCTCAGAGGTAGACTCACGAAAGCTCCATTACGTCAAAGTTCCGACTAATCATATCGTCATAGATTTCGACATTAAGGACGATGATGGACGAAAATCTCTTGAACGAAATCTTAATGCGGCTTCTCTATGGCCTCCCACTTATGCCGAGCTTAGTAAAAGCGGATCAGGAATCCACCTCCATTACAATTACACTGGTGAAGACTCCTCCCGACTTGCTACACATTACAGTGACGGGATTGAAGTCAAATGCTTCACCGGAGACGCTTCTCTCCGTCGCTTACTTAGCAGATGCAACAACGTTCCAATCGCAGAGATAAGCAGTGGGCTGCCGTTGAAGGAGAAGAAGGTGCTTAATTCCGACACTATTAAGAGCGAGAAGAGTCTACGTGAACTCATCGCTCGAAACTTGCGGAAGGAGATCCACCCTGGGACGAAGCCCTCGATCGACTTCATTCATCATATCCTTGAAGAGGCTTATCTCTCGGGGATGACTTATGACGTCACAGATCTTCGGTCTAAGATCATGGCCTTCGCGAACAACAGCTCTAATCAGCCTCTCCAAGCGCTTAAGGTCATGCAGACCATGCGCTTCAAGTCTGAGGAGCCGGTAGACCGGGAAGATCCCCCTTGGGAGACGGGACCACCCAAGGACGAACGCCTGGTGTTCTTTGACGTCGAGGTGTACCCGAACCTGTTCATAGTTTGCTGGAACTATGAGAATGACGATAACGTCGTTCGCATGATCAACCCAACTGGTCAGCAAGTAGAGCAGTTGTTCCAGTTCAAGCTGGTGGGGTTCAACAACCGTAGGTACGACAACCACATCCTGTGGGCTCGTTACCTCGGGTACGACAACGAGCAGCTTTACAAGCTGTCTCAGAAGATCATCGAGGGTACTGTCGCTGCGATGTTCGGAGAGGCTTACAACCTCTCTTACGCAGACATCTACGACTTCAGCTCTAAGAAGCAGGGCTTGAAGAAGTTCCAGATCGAGTACGGAATCCACCACATGGAGATGGACCTTCCTTGGGACCAGCCGGTCGATGAGAAGGACTGGGAGCGTGTGGCTGAGTACTGTGCCAATGATGTTCTGTCCACCAAGGTGGTGTTCCAGAAGCGTGCTCAGGACTTTGTGGCTAGGAAGATCCTTGCGAGTTTGAGTGGCTTGTCAGTGAACGACACCACACAGAAACACACTGCGAAGATCGTCTTTGGAGATGACCGTAATCCTCAAAGAAGCTTCGTTTACACAAAGCTCGAGAAGGAGTTTCCGGGCTACGTTCACGAACGTGGTAAGTCCACCTACAAGGGTGAGACAACCGGAGAAGGAGGTTACGTCTATGCAGAGCCAGGCATGTATCAGAATGTGGCGCTTCTGGACGTGGCGTCTATGCATCCGACGAGTGCTATACAGCTTAACCTATTCGGAGATGAGTACACAGGACGCTTCCGTGACTTGGTTGAGGCCCGTCTGGCTGTTAAAGCTAAGGACTACGACCGAGCCAAGAAAATGCTTGGAGGTAAACTCAGCGAGTTTCTGGGATCTGATGAAGACTCTTCCGCGCTGTCTTTCGCTCTTAAGATCGTCATCAATATCGTCTACGGACTCACATCCGCTAAGTTCGACAATCCGTTTCGGGACAACCGGAATAAGGATAATATCGTTGCAAAACGAGGCGCCCTCTTCATGATCGATCTGAAGCACTTTGTCCAGGACAGAGGCTTCACGGTTGCTCACATCAAGACTGACTCCATCAAGATCCCAGACGCTACCCCTGAGATCATTGAGGAAGTCATATTGTTCGGAGAGAAGTACGGGTACGTATTCGAGCACGAGGCTACTTACGACGAGTTCTGTCTTGTGAATGACGCGGTGTATATCGCTCGTAAGAACGAGTGCGCTGGTCCTCCACAGTGGACAGCTGTTGGAGCTCAGTTCCAACACCCGGTCGTCTACAAGACGCTCTTCACCAAAGAAGAAGTCACGTTCGATGACTACTGCGAGACCAAGTCGGTTACCCAGGGAGCAATGTACCTAGACTTCCAGGACGAGCAAGGTATGTCCTTTGTCGGTCGTACCGGTCGTTTCGTACCCGTGCGAGAGGGCGTCGGAGGGGGCGTGCTCTACCGAGTCAAGGAAGACAAGAAGTACTCGGTCACTGGCACCAAGGGTCACTTGTGGCTCGAGGCTGAACTGGCTAAGAACCTTAAGCCTGAGGACATTGATATGGCTTACTTCCAGAACCTTATCAATGAGGCAATCAATACGATCGATTACTTCGGACCGTACGCAACCTTTAACGCCTAGGGATTCGAGAGATGGCCAACAACAGCAACGAGGCTAGGCTCAAGACGTTTACTGATCAGCTAGTAGTACAGCTGCGCCAGATTCCAACGCCAGAAGAGACTCAGCAGTTTCTGGTTGCGGATGCGGTCACTCGTATGAGGATCTTGCAGGCTTGTCGTAAGAGGGCACGCCCCTTGATCGAGATGCTAAACACACTCGAAGTTTACAAGAACGTATCCTAGGGAGAAGCATGACAACTCGCGAAGAGGCCGAGACTTTCCAGGGTCAGGCCATGCGTCACGTTTACGACTATGTCCTCAACAAGCTGGACAAGTCTGAGCCGGTTCCTGCGTTCGACACCTTTGTGGTGTGGTTCGCCAAGACCCTGCAGAACTGGAAGGCACTTGTCAGTACGACTCTGCCGGACCAGATGTACTACGAGGTCACGTTCAACGGGGACAAGAACGAGGTTTACCTGGACGCATACAAGAAGTTCGAGAACGTCAAGATCGAGCTTGGAACGGAGTAAGCATGGACTTTATCGCAAAGCACCCTCGCGCTCATACGGGAGACCTGGATCCCATAAAGGTCCCTCTCGTTGTTTACGTCGACGGGGAACGCAAAGTTATCGGGGAAGCAGTTGTGGACGGGGAAACCATCTACGGCTCTGTTGGGGAGGACGTGGGTGAGAAGTTGGTAAACTATATCGATCGGGGTCTCGGTGAGTTCTCGATCGGTAGGTTTCCATTTGTACTGCCTCCTAACGAGCTCAAACATCTTTCGCTGTTTGGCACCGAGCCTTTTCCAAGAGACCACTTGTTGGGTGAGGGCTGATGACAAACAAGACTCAGCTAGAAATCAGAATGGACTACTTGACGGATTCGGTGGGGAAACTCACCAAGGCCGTCTCTGTCCTGGAAGCCACGATCAGGGCCCAGATCAAGGTCGCGCAAGCACTGAATCATAACCTGGTGCTGACAGCGCAAATCATTCAAGAAAGGAACGAGCGTAATGCCGCAGAATGACGGCGAGCTTCGGATGGAGGGTGCCCGCATCCTGTTCCGAAACTTTACTGGACGAGAGACTGACTACAACCGTCTTGGGGATCGAAACTTCTGTCTTGCTCTCGGTGAGGAGCTTGCTGAGGAATTGGTGCAGGACGGCTGGAACGTCAAGCGTCGCGTGTCTAGGGACGAAGGAGACCCCGACCTTCTGTACATCAAGGTCAATGTCAAGTACTCGGCTAAGTCTCGTCCGCCGAAGATCGTTATGGTCACTTCGAAGGGTCGTACCGAGCTTACGGAGGACCTTGTCGAACTGCTTGACCTTCCTGAGATCGCAAGCGTGGACCTTGTGGTGCGTCCTTACCACTGGACGATCAAGGGGGAGACCGGCATCTCTGCCTACCTCAAGTTGATGTACGTTACCATCAAGGAAGACGAGTTCGAGCTCAAGTACGCAGACATCCCCGAGATCGGTGCCTCTATGGACTATGTCGACGGAGAGGTCGTTGATTGGGAGCCGAGGGCGATCGAGTCATGAAATACGGCGTGTCACTCACAATCATGACGGAAACTCGAGACACACAAGCGAATGCCGTTCGTGCTGTGACTAGGTTGGCGTCCGACATGGCTATCAACTTCAGCGAAATTAACGTGTCGGCATACACGGTGGACGAAGACGAGATTGAGGTGGACTACGTCAGTACGTCTAGCTGTCCTGTCGACCACTCAGTAACGGAGCGTCCGAAGTAATGCCACGCAAGGACGGGAACCGTTGGCACCGCGCTTACAGCGTGCTGCGACGGCACGGGATGAACGACCAGAAGGCTCAGGACGCCACCAATGAGCTTTTCGACGAGGGTGTCATTGCCTCTGATGAGAAGCCCAAGCGCAATGGCTCGTAAGGGTCTGTATTATCTACTCCTCTTGATCGGTCTTGCATGCCTATTCGGCGTGTTCAAGAACAAGATCCAGAGCGCCCAAGAGTGCCTTGACCGCGGGTCGGTTGAGGCCTGCGATAAGAGGGACGACAAGTGAAGGTCCAGAAGTTTGTCAGGAAGCCGATGTTTGTGGACGCGGTGCTTGTCACTCAGTCTAACATGCAGGAGGTGGCTGACTGGTGCGGCGGACGAATTGAGCTAATCGCCGCTAAGAACCCTGTCACTAAGCCTATCTCGTTCATTCGTGTGAACGTGATCCGAGCCAGCAACAACCGTCAGACTCAGGCTTTCCCGGGTGACTGGGTGCTTAAGTCAGAGAGCGGCTGCAAGATCTACACCCATCTCGCATTCCTCGCTGTGTTCCTTGAGGTGAACGAGAGCAACGAAGAGGCCTGGGCTCAGGTTCTAGGCTAACAAATCCTGTTCTATTATGACCATGGAAGGTCGCTATTATGGACAGCTGGAAGCTCGTACCTAAGTACTATCGAATGGATCCTGACACCGAGGATCTTCTGGCAAACGGTAACAAGCTCAAGGAAGGTATGGTTGTCCTTGTCGAGGACCCCATGCACCGCGAGGAAGTAAACATCTTCATGGACGAGGCCCGATTTGCCAGGGCCTTGAAGTGGAACCGCTGGTGCACAATCACTGAGCTGACTTACGCGATGGCCTCTAGCCCGCTCGTTCGTTTCGTCGCTGTCTATGACGATGGCACTAAGAGTAAGATGTCCTTGTCCTCGCAGTACGCCTGGTACGTAAAGCTGGAAAGCATCCCACAGGAAGGGAACGTGGATGCCGACGAATCCGAATAGGTACGAGCCCACTAAGAAAGAGCTCGAGGAGCATCAGAAGCTGAAAGAGAAGCTTCAGAAGCAGGGCAAGGTTAAGCCCGATGAGCCGAAACACCGCAAGAAGGAGAAGTAGTCCGATTCTTGCAGGTTGGGGCCAGAACTTGGGAGGGTTTCTGGCTCCTTCCTGGAGGTATCAGCCTTCACTTCGTCTTGAAGGAGATGCAATGCTGGGTAAGGACGAGATCAACAAGCGTTTCGGTGCGAACTGGCTGACCCCGGACGGTTCTCCAACTAACGCGGACTTGAGCGCTGTCGTTCGCCAGAACTTCAAGTGGTTTGCTGAGGCGCTTGACAAGGCGCTTCCTGATGGACGTGCGAAGTCGGTCTCTATGACCTACCTCGAGGACTGTTTCCTCTGGGCTAAGCACTCCCTCAATGACATCTCGCCCGTTTCTGAGACTACTTCTCAGCTGAAGCTGGACTTCCAGACTGCTGAGATGCAGGCTAACGAAGCTCTGTCGGTTGGTCACGCTGCTCTTGTCAAAGAGCTTGACCAGGAGCCAGAAGCTCCCGTGATCCTCACCTGGGACAAGCCGGCAGAAAACGAAGACCTCCCTGAGAAGGGTTAGGACACAACTGAATAGGGGAGGGGTCTAGGACTTAACGGGATCCTAGGCCTCTCCTCGCCAGTGTCCAATGTGGTCGCAGGGAAAACATCGCCTATGATGAGACCCCTACGAAAGGACCGTCATGGATCGCCATCAGGAGCTAGCTGCCCAAGCCATGCAGGCATTCGAAGACTATCGTCCAGAATTCTTCAGGCAGTGCGGACTGCTACAGGAGTCCCTGTACGCCAACGTCGTCTTCTACAAGACGATCCTCTTGGTTGTGCAGGAGCACCCCTGGGCATCTGACACTACTCAAGCAATTGTGATCGGTCGTTTGACCATGCTGCATGATGCTGCCCAAGCAGAACTCTTCGATAAGATCGATAAGGACCTACGAAAGTAACCTCAAAAGCAGAGTGCCCTAACAGGTGCTCTGTTTTTTCTTTTTGGAGGAGACATGCAGGACCCAGACGCGATGATGCTTCCTTCTGGTCTTGTGGTGAAGCGGAACGCAACCGAACTAGAGAAGGTCATCGATCACCCAGCCCACTACAACCAGTATCCTGGCGTAGAGGTTATCCAGATCACGCAACACATGAATTTCTGCCGCGGCAACGCAGTGAAGTACATCTGCAGGGCGGGTTTTAAGGCCCCTGAGAAGGAGCTGGAGGACCTAGAAAAGGCTAGGTGGTACATCACCAAGGAGATCGAGCGTCTAACAAAGGCTAAGGAGAAGAAATGAGACTGTCAATCTATGAAGAGGTCTGTCGTGACCTTGGAACACCCCCTGTCTGGAAGGAGGAACCATCGTGGGACCCATGGCCCTATATCCACACCAACGAGACGCGGTCAACAAACTCTCCAACGGTAAGATCCTCTGGGGTGGAGTTGGGACCGGCAAGTCGCTCACGGCGGCAACCTACTACATCGAAAAAGAAGCCCCCCGCGATGTCTACGTCATCACCACAGCCAAAAAGCGAGACAGCCTCGACTGGGAGGGAGAGTTCGCCAAGTTCGGAGTCGGGAAGGAGCAAGGAGGAAGTGTCGCTGGGTTACTCACTGTCGACTCGTGGAACAACATCGCCAAGTACAACAACGTCCACGGAGCCTTCTTCATCCTCGACGAACAACGACTCGTAGGGAGCGGGAAATGGACGAAATCGTTCCTGAAGATAGCAAAGAAGAACCACTGGATCCTTTTATCCGCGACGCCAGGGGATACTTGGTTGGACTACGTTCCGGTATTCATCGCGAACGGTTTCTTCAAGAACAAGTCCGAGTTCTCGCGAGAGCATATCGTCTACGTTCCCTACGTGAAGTTCCCGAAGATCGATCGCTTTGTTGGTACCGGTGTTCTCGCGAAGTACAGGAATTCCTTGCTCGTGGAGATGCCGATGAAGCGTCACACCGTAAGGCATAGCGAGAACATCAAGGTCGACTACGACGAAGCGCTACTGGAAAAGGTGGTGAAAAAGCGTTGGAACGTCTTCGAGGAAAGGCCCCTGAAGGATGTCGCCGAGTTCTTCGGGGTGATGAGGAGAGTTGTCAACTCTTCCCCCTCACGCTTGGAGACAATCCGAAATTTGACGTTGAAGAATCCTATGCTTATTGTCTACTACAATTTCGACTACGAGCTGGACGCCCTTCGATCGCTTGCCAGTACCACTTTAGTAGCGGAATGGAATGGGCACAAGCACGAACCCCTCCCTACAACGAATGAGTGGGTTTATCTTGTTCAGTACGCCGCTGGGGCTGAAGGATGGAACTGCATCACCACAAATACGATGGCGTTCTACTCTTTAACCTACAGTTACAAATTGTGGCATCAGGCACATGGTAGGATCGATAGGTTAAATACCCCATACAAGGACCTATACTACTATAGCCTTCTGTCAAATTCTGTCATAGATTTTGCAGTGCGCAAAGCACTAGTGGAAAAACGCTCTTTTAACGAGCGAGATTTTTTTAGTGCTTAAAAAAGTGAAAACAGATTTGACAGAGGATTAGGACTATCTTGTCCTAATTGGTGTTACTATATTCTTGTCAAAAACGCTGCCAAAAACGTCTCACACATAAACCCTCTAGAGAACTCAAGTTAGTATAGCTATACTAAGTACGCTATTATAGAAAAGTTTTTGGCGTTTTTTTTGACATTTGACAGATCCACTTTCAAGGAAGGTTTTCGATGATAACCGAGATGGTTGGACGAGAATGGCGCCTCATCGATGAGTTCCCCGGATACGAGGTGAGTAACGCCGGAACAGTTCGTAACTGTCGCACTAAGCGCGTTCTTAGTATCTTCGTCAACAAGAACAATACTCCTTACGTAGCGTTCAGTCGACAGGGCAAGCAGTTTAATAAGTCGTTGCCTGTTCTGGTAGCTGAAATCTTTCTTCCCGCACCAGAGAAGGAGACGTTCACTACACCCATTCATTTGAACGGAGACAGGACAGATTGCGCTGCCCATAACCTGATGTGGCGTCCACGTTGGTTTGCCATCGAATTCCACAAACAGTTCGAGGAAGTCTTCAACGGAGAGCGATCTGTTGTTCGTGTCTCTCCTCCCGGTCTGACTCTCACTGCGAAGCAAGCATCGATGAAATACGGTCTTCTGCTCAAGGACATCATCAACGCAGCCACCACACAAGACGAAGCACGCAAGCTAGTGTGGCCAACCCTGCAAAGGTTCAATGTCGTATTTAGAAACTAAAACCTATACTAACACGCGTGATAAACGCATGCTATAATAGAAGGGATAAGATAAGCTTCCTGTTTTTATGAACGGAGCCTATTATGTTAGAGCGCAGATACCAAGCGCAACTCATTAAGAAGCTCCGTCGCATGTTCCCAGGCTGTGTGATCCTGAAGAACGACTCGAGCTATATGCAAGGCGTTCCGGATCTGATTCTTCTTTACGAGAACCACTGGGCCATGCTGGAAGTGAAAGCTAGTGCAAACGCAGACCAACAGCCGAACCAAGAGTACTACGTGGATCAGCTGAATCAAATGTCGTTTGCCGCATTCATCTACCCTGAGAATGAGCAGGAGGTGTTCCTTGCGCTTCAACTCGCATTCCAACTTAACCGGGACTCACGCGTTTCTCAGTCCTAGTAATCATAGTTGGGTTAACTATGGCGAGGACAAGCTCGACCAGATGTTCTACGCGTCTATGGCCGCTAGGCGTGGTACAGAACTTCATGCTTTAGCTCATGACTTGATCCGTCTTGGTGTTAAACTCCCGTCTAGCACTAAGACGTTGAACTTGTACGTCAACGACGCCATTGGATACAAGATGGCAACTGAGCAGACGTTGTATTATTCCAACAACTGTTACGGCTCACCGGACGCAATCAAGTTCAACAGGAATCTCCTGAGGATTCATGACCTAAAGACTGGTCGAGTGCCAGCTTCCATAGAGCAGCTTTATGTCTATGCTGCTTTGTTCTGTCTCGAGTATCGATACAAACCGTTCGACATCAAGACTGAGCTTCGCATCTATCAGAACGACGAAGTAGTTGTCGAGCCTGCAGATGCGGATCACATCTATCACATCATTGATAGGATTGTGGTCTTCGATAAGCGAATCAATGCGATCAGGGAGGAGGCACTGTAATGCTCATGGATGAAAGTGTTTGGCTTGCGCATTACGGAATTCTTCGTAGATCTGGTCGTTACCCTTGGG